CCAAGGCGCAACGCTCCGACGCCGAGGGGGATGACGTGTGTCCTCCGGACCACTGCCTTTATAGGAGTCGCCTACGGAGGAAGGCGAAGTTAGTTCTCGGTTTCTTTGAGATCGAGTTCGGCTTGAAGAGGGCTCGCGCTCTCCCTTCCCGCATCGAATGTGGTTTCTTCAGATCCACATTGCGGCGGTGCTTCAACGACCTGACTGAAGTACAAGAACTATCTTTGCGTACGTCTCAAAAGATTGAAATGCGGTATTGCAAATACTGCTCACGCGAAGAGCTCATGGAGCGTAAGCTCGCTAAATGGAAAGAAGACCGGTTCCGGGATGTGATTTGTGACCAATCTCACTTATCCCGATTCACGGCTGCGCTGGCGCGTAATGTGCCAGGACAGTGGAACCGAGAGGGATCGTGGCCGTATGTCCCGAACGGTCATGGAACGGCGTATAACTCGCGCACGGATGGTGGTAACTGGAACGAGGAGGACTTGTCAGAGTTTTGCTCTGTTAGTCTTGCCGTGTCCTCAGGAAAGCCTCGGATTGTAACAGCTTATTCCTCACGGAATACCGAGGTACTTTATCCGTTGCACAAGTCGTTATACGCGTGCCTCAGAAGGAAGGGATGGCTTTTATGCGGTGAGCCGACACCGTCAAAAGTCGCCTCGTTGAACGGCCGTGGGGAATATGTATCCGTGGACTATAGTCAAGCTACGGATAGGATAAAAACCGCATATTCCCGGGCAGCCGTCGAGGTTTTAATCTCAAAAGCAGATGGGCTTTCGGAAGAGGAAATCACGGCCCTCCGTATATTCGGGGGGTTATTGCTGGACGGAAAACCAGCAATCACAGGTCAGCCGATGGGTTCGATGATGTCGTTCCCATTACTGTGCCTGGTCAATAAAACCGTGGTAGACCTCAGCCTAGACGACCTGCTGAGAGACGGTGAAATCTCGTTCAAGGAGTGGACGAGTCATCGCTGTCTAATCAATGGCGATGATCTCCTGTTGAAATCCCCGACCCACCAGGGGGCTTTAACATTCCTGCCGCGCGTTGTTTGGCACGGAGGGCAAGTTGGCCTGGTTGTCAACCTCGAGAAAACGATGGTGCGTAGCGACCTCGCGGAGATGAACTCCTGTCTCTTCAAGATTGATGGGGGGGTCGTGCGGGAGAAGAAAAGTAATGCCGGGATCTACCGGTCCGGGGATGTCGCGGATGTGTTGGGCTATGCAGACGCCTCGGCCGTCACAACTGACGGTTTTTTGGTGGCTGTCCGCGCGCTGATTCCTTCCTTGAAGTTGCAGGAGAGAAAGGCGCCAACACGTCCCTTGCCGCTGTCGCGTTGGAGGGCCCTCCTTAGGGAGGCCCGCATCAACCAGCGCCTTGACGAGGCACTCCGGACAAAAGTTCGGGTAGAACCGCTCGGTAATGCGTTTCCGGTCGTCGAGGAGCCTGATGGCTTCTCGCTCGATCCCGAGGAAACGAAGGCCGCAATCCACGCGAGGGTGCGTGAACTCCGGGGAGAAGGGTACAAAGGAGAGGCCGCTTGCGGTCTTGTGGGGAAGAAATTCTTCACTAGCCCTTTCTTGAGGGACGGAACGGCTTCCCGTGTGGTAATCGAGGGCACGATCTCTTTAAGGAGAGCCCTCGCGCGGAAGAAACCACGCGTCAAAGACAATATTCTTAAAGTCCTCGCGGACGCGTGGGAGAATAAACAAAGGAGACGACTGGAGGTCGAGGACGATGCCTCTGTGGACGATCTTGGGTATGATCACGTCTGCGACGAATGTGCTGCTCGGTCTCGTATCGAGCGCATTTCGTGCGAAATTAAGGCATTTAAACAAAAGAAATCTACCACGCGGAAGGAAGGGCCTAGCCAGCCTGGACCGTTTGAGAACGGCGCGGCGTTTGTTACGTTGTGCTAGTGGGTAGAATACCCCCGAGTTGCGGGAACGCAACAGTTAACCCCTCGTGCGCTACAATGAAAGTACG